TCTCCTACTGCACGAACCATTTGTAGTGGAACGTATGGGCAGTAGAACATACCAGCGTCATATGGAGAAGTTCCCTTATAACCAACTATGTAGTATTGTGATGCAGATACGTTTGCAGCATATGGGTCTACATATACTTTGTATCTACCATTCATAACACCAGCAAATGTTGTTGTTGTGTCATCAACATTCAAGTTGTTGTTAAGTGCAGGAGTGTAATCTAGAACACCAGCCATCTGAAGTGCAGAAGCAACGTCAGCTGAACATAGTATCATATTACCTTTTCCTCTACGAGTCTGTTGACCGATAGCGTTAGCATCTCTCTCAATCGCAAACATTAGTCCTTTGAATTTCTCAACTGACCATCTACCATTTGAGTCTGTATCTAAGTCAAAGATACCAGCAGTAGTTGTATTTACAGCTGCACCTTTTACAGCAGAAACATAGATGTTTCTTACAACTTCTCTGTTAATCTCTGCAAGAATCTCAGCAGATAGGATATTTGCAAGTTCTGTTTCAGCGTCTAAACCATGAATTGCTTTTAAGTCTTGAGCAAGTTCCATAGTATATTCTGCTTTTAGAGCTCTTGTTACTGCAGTCACAGTATGCTTCTCGATTGAGAATGCCATCTCTGCGAATGCATTTGTTCCAGAGTCACCAAGTGCCTCACCTTGTACTGTTGTCATACCTGTTGCAGAAACATAAGTTCCAGCTGGGCTGTCGTTTAGTACGGCAGGGTTAGTTTCTGTTGCACCAATATCTCCGCCACCAATTGTACCAGCAGCGTTTTGGTTAGCAATATCTGGCATTGCCTCATCAGCAAGTGCTTCTGCACCATCCATTGATGCAAATCTTGCTCTCATTGCAAAGATAAGTCCTGTTGGGCCAGTCATTGGCTGAACACCACAGATATCATATGCAATTAGATTTGGCATAGAGCGTCTTACTAGTGAAATAAGAATTGGATCAAAGGTATCTAAACCAGCATTACCACCGATAAAGTTAGTAGGTGCTGATTCATTTAAGAATGCTCTGTCCTCTTTGATTGATTTCTCTTGGTTTTCCAAGATGATTGTAGTAACGGCACGCCTGTAACTATCCTTGATCTCTGGAAGATCAGGGTGTTGAAGGACTGGCTGCCACTTTTCTTGTAGATGTTCTGTTTGAAACATTTGGTTTCTCCTTATTATTTTCTACTATTTATAAAATTTTGTTATTTTGCACTTTTAACAGTCCTACCAATTGCAGCCATATATGCTTGCATTGAGTCAGTTGTGTCAATGTCCTGTGCTGTGCCAGTATCTACATCATCAATTGTTTCGGTCACAACTTCAGTAAGTGTCTTAGGGAAATAACTTTCCTTTAGAGTACTAAGCTTCTCACGATAAGATTCTTCAGTAGTAAAATCTACATCTTCGATAAGTGACTTAAACTTTTCAATTTCTGTTTCGGCAAGGTCTGAACTAAGTTCTGACATTACCTGCTCCTTAACTAGTGTAGCATTAACAGATTTTGTTTGGATTTGCTCTTCCATCATCTCGTTAATTCTACCCTCTAGTTCTGAAATTTTCTCTGATTGTGCTTCTAACACATCATATTTTTCATCTGGAACATCAACATAGTGGTCTTCAAACAACTGTTTTAAACCAGAGATAAAGTCTTCAGCGATTTCTCCCTTTAAGCCTCTTTCGATAGCTAACTCATTCTCTTTCATCCATTCTTCAACAACATAGTTAAGATATGTGTCAACTTTTTCAGTTAACTCACCCTTTGTTGTGTTTATATTTTCTTCCAGTTCAGATTTATATTCGTCTTCCATTCTTTCTACTTCAGAACGAACTTTTGATTTAACAGCAGCCTCAAACACAGTTGCAGCTTTTCTCTTAAATTCTTCGGAAAGGTCACCCTCACCATTCATTAATGCATTAACGTGCTCAGAAACGTCAATAGACTTCAAACGATTTTCAACAGATTCTTTTTTCTCTTTGTCCTCTGGTGACATTTCTTCGTGTGACATTTCTTTTTGCATTCCATTATACATAGCCATGAGTTGCTCTTTCTTAGCACCTTTCATCATTTCTTGCATTTTGGAAGCCATTTCAGATTTTGTCATTTTTGCCATTTCTTTTTTCATCATTTCCATTTTGTCCATTTCAGAAAGTTCTTCTTCTCCGTCTGCTTCGAATCCAGCAGCAAGAGGTTTGGCAACTTTAGAATCTCCATCATTAGGTTTGTCCATTTTGTCTGCGGCACCTTTTGTTGGGATACTAGAATCTTTTTTGTTAGGTTTAGCTGCATCAGCTCCTACATTTGAAGATACAACTTTTTGTGGTGTTCCGCCTGCGATTTCTTCCTCGCCTGTTACACCATCTTTTAAATCTTCAGCCTTGTCCATTTTCGTAGCTCCAGCTTTAGGTTCATTGCCGGCTGCTTCTTCAAGCTCGTCAAGTACTTCTGCCTCTAGCTCCTCAATGGTTTTGTCTAATTCATTAGCCATGGGGATATACTCCTTATAATTATTTTTTCTAACTTTATTTATAAAATTAAAGTTTTTGAAGAAACTTTGCGAACTCTAAAGCATTGGCTTTAGAATTATTTGTCCGTGCATTTTCCTCAATGTTGATTTTAATATCTGCAACATCGGCTTCTTTTATTAAACCATTGTTCCAAATCCACTCTTTACCCTCCATTATACCCTCAACAAACGCGTTAGGAGCACTTGGGTCTGCAACAATATCTGCAGCAGTTGCAAGGTAAAAATCATTTCTCACATAGTTAGCACCATTCTTCTGGTCTAAACTCCCCATACCTCTTGATGATACACCCAATTTAGCACCATCATCCATTAAATTCTTTACTATCTCACCCATAGGTGTAGACAATACTTTTGCTTCTCCGATAAAGTTCTTTCCATCTGGGTATAGAGCAGTAATCATATGTGATGCTCTTTCCAGATTTACAGTCGGGCCATCTGGGTGACCTAACTCTCCAAAAGCTCTTTTCTCATTAATGTATTCTTTGTTATATCTTTTTACTTCTTTATTAAGAATTTCCATAGGATAGATACGACCATTACGATTTTTAATATCAGCCTGCATGAAAATACCTTTAATCTTGTAATTCTTATTACCAGTCTTTTCATCTTGTTCAATTAAATAATCAGTATCGTGTTCTGTATTCTCTGATATTAATTTTAATGTGTACATTATTTTATCCTTTATGAAGTATATGCTTCATCTTTTCTACACTCTAATATTACAAAACCAGAAGTTCCTCTAGTTTCTGCTGTGATATCAGAAGATGTTGCGGTTGTGTTTGTTGCAGCTGCTTTAATTGCACCTGCAGAACCATCATAGTGTCCAGTACCAGCAAGATGTAATGCAACAACATCAGATGAAGCACCTTTAAATTCAATGATACAGTCACCAGTATTACCAGCTGCAGTACCTTGAGTAAATGACCACCATGCTCTTAGTATATCTACCTTTGCACCATTCGCAAAACCAGACAAGGTATGGGCATCTAGAATAAGGTTAGTTGCGGTATCATTATCAAATACTGCTTTTACTGTTACCATTCCACCAGCTTTTGCTGCATTAACTACTGTATCTCTCAATGTTGTTGTTACGAATGACATTATTTAACTCCTTAAAATGCTAACATTTCTTTTTCAAAATATCCCATAAGTTCCTTTTCGGATACTTTATATTTTTTAGATATTTGATTTATAGTTTTTTCAAAAGTATTTAGGAAATCCGAAGGCTTAGAGTCCATTTTATTAAAAATCTCATCAACAGCGTCTTTCATCTTTGGAGAAAGTTTCTTATACTGTTTAGATTTTTTATGTTCATCTTTCTCTGGGAGAGATGTGTATAACTCGTTAAACTGTTTCATCTTCCTCTACTTCTGGTATGTGATTCTTTACAAAAGAACCAGCTACCTCTTTTCTTTTATTCTCTAATGCATTACCTACTAAGTCAGTCATTACAGATTTAAATGCATCCTCTGCACCTAAGTTATTACCTTTTTGTAATTCATTTACGAAATTTTCTGCACTCATTATTTATCTCCATTTTTTTCTGGTGGTGCTTTACCATCATATGCATCTAAGTCATCTGCAGGTATTGGTGCACCATCCATAGATGGGAATCTTGTGATACCATCTGTGTTTTGTGGTATATCAACTCCACCCTCGTCTGGGTCTAAGCCAGCTTCTTTATTCATCTGTTGTTGCATCGCATCAATCTCAGCGTCAGTAAAGTTCAGTACATTTTTCTGTACCCACTCTTTACTAAAGAAAGTACCAATATAACTTTCAATATTTCCTAATGCATTAATTCTATCTTCAAGTAGTTCTGCTTTCTTGAGTTCTGCAAAATGTCCGTCTTGTAAAAAGTCATACTGAATATGTTGTGATATCTTTGACCAATCTTCTAAAGTAATCACGCCTTTAAGTATAAGTTGTGTTTTTAGAATATCAGTAAATAGGGGTGTAAACTTTTTTCTTAATCTTTGTACAAACTTTGTAAATTTAAGTTCATCTCTTGTAATCTCTGTAGAACGACCAAGACTAAAACCAGCTTCTGCTTCTAATCTAGAAATAGGTACATTCAAAGAACGATATAATTTTTTCTTGAAATATTCTATATCATCTATTTCACCAAGATTAGAACCGCCGGGCAAAGTAGTAATCTCTGTTCCTCTACCACCCTCTCGTCTTGGTAACCAGAAGTCTTCTAACATAGACATTTGGTTTCTATCATCTCTGATTTCCCCAGTAGAAGCATCATATACCAGTTTGTTACGATAACGATTCATAACATCTTTTAGATATTGTTCTGCTTTAATCTTTGGTAGATTACCAACGTCAATATAAAATATACGTCTTTCTGGAGCTCTTGATATACGATAGATAACAAGTGCATCTTCAATCATTCTTAGTTGATTTACTGGTTTAATTGCTTTATGTAAATAAGATAAAACATGACCTCTATTTTGGTCTATTAGTCCGCTTGGACAATATGTAATACTATCTGGTGCAATCTTAATACCTTCAGTTGTTCCAGTTTTAAGACCCTTATCATTATAAAGATAATAATCATTTACTTTTCTAACAAGCTCTACACTTGTACCTTTTTTTACCTCTTTACTTACTTCTTTAACTTTACGAATTTTTTTTGGTTCGATATATCGTAACTCTAAAACACCTTTTTTTGGATTTTTTTGGTCAATAACTTTGTGATAATAAACTCTACCATCAACATACCATCTACGAAAAATATCGTGACCTTTTGTATCAAAGTTAAGTAACTCTAATACAGTATCAAATTCTTCTCTAATTCTATCTTTAATTCTTTTAGGATAAGCTAATCTGTCAAGTTCTATTGCAACAGCTTGGTCTTTTTCATTTGACACAATGCCTTCATTTATGATATCCTCAATTGCAGAATCACATTCTGGTTGTTGGGCAATATCACGATATCTACGAATTAAGTCTTGTTCGTTTCGTTCTCTACCATCTGTGTCTAAAAGTTGTCCATAGAAACCGCCTCCGACAGCTTCAAGAGTTCCGTCTTCTGAACTAGGTTCAGTAAACTTCTCTTTGCTGCCAGAGTCTTTAATTCTTTCAAATTTGAAACCAAAAAGTTCAGCCATAATATCTCCTACTATTGTCTTCTATTTAGTAGGTTAGAAACTCACGCCTGAAGGCTCAAAGTGTTGATATCTCCATGTGATAGGAAATGTTTCAATTTCTGTTGCTTCAGCAGAACTTAACTCAATTGCACCTATTGTAAGAGGGAATGCGTTTCTAAAGATGTAACTCTTTAAAACTGTATCATCTCTATCTAATTGTTCTACAGTCAAGTCTGTTTGATAATCAGATGGAGAAATAGCTCCAGTATTATCAACGTAACTGTTAATACCATTTTGCCATAGTTCCATTGCATTTCTTATCATAAAATCGGTATCATTATATACTGTAACATCCCAAGTTTCTGGAGCTGGTCTATCACCAGTAATATAAATGTTTCTACCTCTAAATGGAACTGGTATTTCAGTTAATGTAGATGCAGGTAATTGTGCTGCAGTTACTAAAAATGAAGTTCTACGAACATCTAGTCCAATTGCAATTCCAGAAGGCGGTGTCATTGTTACTCTAAATTGGTTAGCTCTTGCTCCACCTCCAATTAGATTTGCTTTAAAGTCATCTATGTTTCCCATGATTAGCCTCCTACCTCTGTAAAGCTTACCCCAGTCCTAACTGCGATAAAGTTAAGTGTTATGAAGTTGATAGACCTTGCAGGTTTGATAAAGATGTCTGCCACAAATTCGTTTCTGTCAATGACTTCTCCAGTATTATTTGTTCCATCTGCAACAACAGAGAAATCTGTAATACCTCTACGACCTTGAATATCCCTCAAGAAAGGCTCTACCAAGTTTCT